CTTAATAAGTTTCTTATCCTTCTCGCCAAGCATTCTCAACTCTTCTAGTGGAATAGTAGGAGATCCACTGTCTCTCATTCGTTGAACTGCTGCACTGTCAATTTCCCAATCAGTTTCCTTTGCAAAAGAAACTCGGGCGGCGTTACAAACCATCAAATCAGAACCCATATGTTCGACATACTCAACATGTCCCTTATCAAGAACCACTTCTCTCATATTTTTCTCCATTGTCTAAGTCTCAAAGTTGCCTCCAGCCCATTGAAAGTATTCTGATCAATGGTACGACGTATCTCAGATGGTGAACGAGTGTAAACCATATCGTTAATGTCTTTTTCTGTAATGTCACTAGACCATATGCATACATTCTTTCCCATCTTAATGAGTTTTTCGTTATACTTAATGATCTGTTCATTTCTTGGTTCGTTGTCCAGTACATAGGTGACATCTGAATTCTCGAATCGAGGATGCACATTATCTATAGCACCAGCACCAACCATAGCGACAGAATTTGGAATAAAAAGTGAGTCGAGTGGTCCTTCCATTACATACACTCGCTTCTTTGGATCCGCTCTCCAAAGTCCATACCAAAGTCTATCAATACTCTTGTCTGCTTTCACTGTAATGTAACGAAGAGTGTTACGAGCATTTGCTTCACCCTTCATTGTGATGACTCGTCCCTGAGCACCAACAACATCACCCTCCTTGTTGAAAACAGGAATCACGAGTCGATTCTCATCTGCATATCCACCAGAAAGAGGTGAAGATTCAGAATCGAGCATCTTCATGTAATCACCAAAGTAATCGGTGTAATAGAGTAAGTCCCAACGCTTACGAGGAATCTTACGCAGTTCTAGAAACTGCACACAGGGATGTTGAGGGGGAAGATCCTTGATGGGAGTCAGTGGTTTAAGTAGGTTTTGATTTTTCTTCTTGAACTCTGGCTTCTTCATCAGTGAGAGCATTTGGCTTTCTCCGAGTAAGTTCTTTTTCTTCTGATTACCGTGCTTCTCTTTCCAAATCTGAATACAATATTCCTTGTGTAGATTTGGATCCATGTGTTCCAAGAACCCGTACATGTCAGCAGCATAACCACAGTTATGACACTTCACAAGATATTTATTACCCTTCTCATAGAAGTAAAGTCGAGCCTTGGACTTTTTCTTCTGTGAATCACCACAGATTGGACATCGAGCATTTGCTAGATCATTCTTCTTCCAAGAAAAATTCTCTAGTTTGTTCGATACTATGTTAACAAAATTCTTATCAATATATACAGTCATATTAACTCCAAGAAGAGAAATCACTCTTCTTAAACTTGTCATTAAAGGTTACGTTGTAACCAGAACCCGCTGCTTCTTCTGATGTTTGATTTGAGTTTACCAAACCAAACTGTTGATCTTCCTGCACATCATAGAACTTCATCTTTGAACGATTGATACCAAGAACGAATCTACGATTCACATTCAGATCATTATAACGATTCTTGAGTTGCTTTACCATAATCTGATTACGTTCTTCCAGTTCTTCTGTTGAAATCAACGCAAGCATGAGATCAGCAGTTTGAGGAAGTCCGAATGATTCACTCGTATCTTCGAGTCCCATATCACTGTTGGTGAAACCAGTACGATTCACCTGAGTCGCAGAGAAGATAGGAACACCACGCTCAATCGCAAGTCCACGGAGTTCTTCTGCAATAGCCTTGATGTAAGTGTAAGAGTTGACACTACCGTTGTTACGAAGACGAGAAGATGCACAGATGTTGAGGTAATCAACAAAGATAATATCTGGCTTGAACTTCTTCTTGAGCCACAACTCATCAAGAAGATTCTTGAAGTGAGAAACACTTGCGGAAGAAGTTGGATATTCCTTGATGATCAACTTGCCTCGAACATGTCCTGCAATCTTTTCCAGCTTTCTCTTGTAAACTTCCTTTGGAAGTTCTCCAAGATCTTCCATCGTGATATCCAGAAGATTTGCGTCGATACGTTCTGCGATTCTTTCTTCTGCCATCTCACAGGTAATGTACAATACATTTTGGTTTTGTGCAAGACATGCAGCAGCATGATGACACAAAAACATCGACTTACCTACACCAGTACCAGCCATGATGATGTTGAGAGTTTTCTGTGGTGTACCACCTTTGGTGATACGATTCATGAAGTCAAGATCAAATGCAATCTTAGATTCTACTCTGTGGTAGAAGTCGTATCTTTGGTCTGAGTCTTCGAGGTAGTCGTGTCCGATGTGGGTGTCGAAGGAGACGGAGAGGGCTTCGGAGAGGATTTCAGGGATTGCGTTTGCCGTCTTTGACTCCGACTTACCGTCGATGATATGAATTGATTCCATGATCGCATTGTACACCGCCTTTTCTTTGCAGAAGTTTTCTGTTTCAGTGACAAGCCAAGTCTCGTCAGTCTTTTCATCGACTGAGAGACTGTCAACGAGTTCCTTACAGTTCTTGTAAGTCTGTTCGTTAAGGTCTGTCTTTTTATCTAGGCAAACGAAGATCGCATCGCGCGATGGAGTCGTATTATACTCCCGAATGAAATTCGAGATGATATGAAATATAGTTTTGTCTGCGAATGATTCAAAGTATTCCCCTTTCAAAAAAGGAGCGACTCTTCTCGAAAAAGAGTCGTTGTATGCTAAGTTGGAAAGAATTAGTTTGGAAAGGTCACTCATCTTCTATGGTTTCTTCTACTTTAAGTTCACCGTATTTGAATTCTTTAGATGCTGCTTCGTCCAGTTGTTTCATGATCTCATCAGTAAAGTATTTCTCAGGCTCTCTGTAAACTGCTTTCTCGAAAACCTTTGAGCCATCAGGAAACTCATATCGTGTCGATACTTTCTTTACGATACCATACTTCTCTGCAAGTGTCAAGAGTCCATAATATCTATGAAGTCCGCTATCGTAATTCAGCATCACATCAACCATTGCATTTTCCTTTGTCAAGCGAGACTTGTAAAGTTTACAATGAATAATGTTACCGATCACATCAGTACCTTCCTTGAGTTTCTTCTTGGAAAGATAAACAATGGTAGACGCAGCGTACTTAAGACCAGTACCTCCACCCATTTCTTTAGTTGGAACATATGCACCAACTACATCATAGGTGTGATTAGTCATAATCATTGGAACACCAGCAGCACCTAACTTGAGAGTAAGAACACGGAAAGTAGCCTTAATCACCTGAGCACGGGTCATGTCTCTGGTCGTCTTTCCTTCTGCTGTATCGTTCATTTCCTTCTCGGTTGACAACATACCAAGAGAGTCGAGAACAATCATCATCGGCTTCTTATCAGTCTCTTCGATATACTTGTCAAGAATCTTAATTGCCTGATGACGAAACTCCTCTACGGTAGAAACAGGCATGACTGCAACGCGAGCAGGATCAATACCACGCTCACGAATCATGTCTGATGTAACTGCTTGCTCACTATCGAAATACAATACAACAGCACCAGGATTGTCATTAAGGAATTTATGAACAACTCCAAGAGTAAAGTACGTCTTTCCTGTGGCGGATTCTCCTGCGAGCGCAATGATTTTATTGTCTGCAATACCTCCGTAAATAGAACCAGAAAGCAGAGCATTAAAAATATAGGAGCCAGTGTCCACGAATCCTCTAATATCTGATCCGGCAATGCCTTCGTCAACTGTGCTAGCATATTTGTTTCCGCTTTCTTTAATTAAGTTTTTTAAGAAATCCATTTATTCTCCTTATCCGAAGACATCTTCGAGTGTACATACTTTTTCTGTTTTCCAATTAATCACATCAAGAATGTTCTTAAGTGGTTCAATAAAACTAGTCCTAAACTGCTTGTCATAATCTATAAAGTTATCTAGTTTCAATTCCTTTGGAATCATTGTCTTGAACGAAATAACTTGATCTCCACGAGGACCACCAATTGGATTAGGACTCTTAAGATAAATGAACTTTACCTTATCTCCCTCAAATACTGTCTCATATTTACGAGTCAAGTCAAGTTTATCCAAGAAGTGATTATAAATCAATGCTCCCTTTACTGCAACCGGAGTTCCCTTCTTGTACAGATCAGTATTACAAGAATACTTTTTCAGATTTGATACTCCGCGTGGGAATGCAATTGTTTCTGGTTCACTTGCATAGAACTCTTCCTTAAAATCAAGGATGAACTTTTGCACTGTCTGTTCGTCTGTAGTAAGAATCAAACGAATACATTCCTTAAGTTTATCTCGAACAATCTGTGGGGTAGAACTACGAGTAGTCTCAATGCCCATGATCTTAAGTTTTGGAGTCTCGTATCGAATTCCTTCGCTATCCCACACATTCAACATGTACCGCTTCTTTGCAGTCCAGATTCCCTTGTCTGCAATTACTTCTCGTCCCATAAACATCTTATTCTCATAGGCATTCATAATTGATGCTAATTGTTCATACTGCTTATCAATAAATGGTTGAATGATTTTCTCTGATGCCTTATCAAGAAAGTCAACTATTTCGCTCGTTGATTTGTTTGGCACAAAACGATCAACGAGCTTACCAAGACGAAGGTAAACAGAATCTGTATCAGAGGCAACAACATAATCATAATCCTCCGTTCCAACATGCTTGTTTAGAAATTCGTTTAGTTTGTCTGCAATCCATCGAATACTCAGCTGACCTGAATGTGTGATTGCTTCTGCAAGTTCTACATCATAATAACGAAAGTATTGATTGCCGATTGCACCATAAGCAGAGTTCAACTGAATCTTACGAACCAATTGAAAATTATTATACTTGGCAATCTCAAAGTCTAGACGCTTATCGTCAGGATTCTTTTGCTTTTCTTTCTCACACTCAATCATCTTCTTCTTATACATCTTTCTTTCCTGATACATCTTTTCCATTAGTTCAGGAAGAAATCCGTGTACATCTTTTCGATAACAGGTTCCGTTAGCGGCAACTGAACCAATCGTCTTTAACTTATTCAATTCATCGTTACACTCCCCACTAAGAATGCGATTGACACCGACACCAAAACGAAGATTGTCAGAAACATCAATCTTTGTCTCCGGGCTGATGTTGTATTGCATAATCAAGTGTGGGTAAAGACTATTCAAGTCAAATGACACAATCCAATCATGCTGACCAACAATTGGTTCTTTTACATATGCTCCAGCATATTGATCATCTTTCCTGCCACCACGCTTTGGTGGAATTACGATTCCTTTATCCCGTAAATAATGATAAATGATTGCGTCCCAAGTTCGTACCTGAGAGAAAACATCCTCAAAATTAACCTTG